GATGCTACACAACACTCCGCAACAATAAGATTTACTAGGTCTAGTCATAGTATTAGTACTAATAATGTCGCAAATTGTGGATCTTGGGGTGGCTCTTATTTAGGATTTAGTGCAGAATTATGAAGTACAAACTATTACGAACATTAGAGGCAGTAGGGACAGAAACCGAAGGCAAAAAAATTTATGCAAAGATAGAAGATGATGGTAAATCATATCTTTCTTGCAGTGAAGATAATGAAGATTTCAAAGAATGGGTGGCAAAAGGAAACACACCAGAGGAGGCTGACTAATGGCACTAACTAAAATTTCTACTGATGGCGTTAAGGATGACGCTATAACAAAAGCAAAAATCCCTGCGGATCAGATAGAAGCTAGTGAACTAGCCAACAATGCGGTAGACACTAATGCTATACAAGACGATGCCGTAACGGAAGATAAGTTAGCCAACTCTATCAACACAGCTATAGCAGCTAATACAGCAAAAGATCTTACTGCGTTGAGTGCTAGCAACCTTACGTCAGGCACAGTTCCAGATGCAAGAATTGGTGCAAGTAGTGTTACTCAACACGTTACAGCTTTTGATGATTCAAATATTAGAAGAGATATTCTCAAGTTAGCTTTGCAAATTGCAGTTGATACTAATAGAGTTGCTTATAACTTAACTAATAGTTTTATAGATCAGTTTGAAGATGATTCTGGTTTAGGCACTCAAACTGATGTAGATAGAAATACATCAGGCGAATATATAAGTTCAATTGGTGATTTAGCTTTAATACCACAAAACACCGGAACAGCAATAGGTAGCTTGACAGCTAGTGGTGGTGTTGCAGCAGCTTTTGATGGAGATAAAACTCAAAGTTCAAGTGAAGGTGCAAGGGGAGTAGGTCTAGGTCCTTACAACCATCATGTCGGAAAAAATTATGGTAGTGGCGTTACTTATGCTGTTACTCGAATGGACATTACCAATGTTTCGGACGAAGGATTATTAAACGAAGGTGCTGCTAATTCTGACCACAGCGTAAAATTACAATGGTCTGATAATGGTTCTTCTTGGACAGATGTTTGGGTAAGTGCAGATAATTATTCTAGACAAGCTAATTTTCCCTTGGGTAGTACTCAATCAGTTACTAGTTCAACAGCAGGTAATACAAATACTATTGCTTCAGCAGGTGCACATCAATATTGGAGATATAATATTAGAGGAAATAATGCTAATGGTGCAAACGTAGCTGAAATAGAATTTTATGCAATAAGTGCTAATGCTACAGGTACTTTAATTGGAACTGCTAATACAGCATCTTCGTCTAGAACTAAGGTGTCAGGTACATTTCTTTATAAGAATAATGCCGGAACAGCAACTATTGGTACTGATTTAAAAATCTATTTTACTTGTAATGGTGGAACTAATTGGACTGAAGCAGCTAGTTATACTGTTGGGTCAGACTTTAGTACAGGTATTAAAACTATTTATTTAGGCGAAACTACCTGTACCGCAGGGACAGATGTTAGATATAAAGCAGTTTGGGCAAACCAAGCGTCTGGATCTAAAGAAACCCAATTACATGGAATAGGAGTAAACTATTAAACTTAATTAATTTTTTCTTGCATCTGCCTAGTCATCATCCCACCTATTAAATACAATGGTATAACGGTTGGCAGAATTATAAGGAAAGATATAATACTTACATGACCTATAGCTTTTAATACTGCTTCTTTTACCATGAGAAAAATTCTTGATGCTTTAACTATCCTATCTACAATCCTTGTTTTAGGAATATTAGGCGGTGGTTTTTTTACATACAAGTATGTTTCATCTGAGCAATTTAAAGCTAAGATTATGAACTCTATACTTGGCGAAGTAAAGGGTTTGCTTCCTAATGTTATGGATAACGCATTACCAAAAACAACTGGCATATCTATACCAACACCTCCAAAAAAATAATTGGAAATACCTGAGATACATATACCTGATGTCCATATCCCATATACCTATGTGCCTGACTACGGCCATTCAAATGTACAAGTTATAGGTTGCACTTACTACCACAGAGATACAAAGAATACAGGCAATAGAAATTTAATAATAGAAGATCCTAATGGTGTGATTAGTAATTGTCCGTACCCTAGTTTTAACCCATTGAACTATGTACCAGATCAATTAACAATTACAGAAGAGATGCCTAATCTTGCTAATGAGAGTGAGATGCCAACTAGTGAACCACCTAAAACTGAACTACCAAAAGAAGAAAAAAAGGAAGACGAATACAAACCTTGTCCAAGCAAACAAGATCAGAGAGTAGGAGACTTTCGTAACGAAAAACGATTGGAACGTGTTATCGGACATGAAAGAGGAGATGATGGGGTTGAATGTATTACTCTCTATGAAGACGTTCCATTCATCGACCAATACATACCTACGCCTAGCGTGGTTGTCTCTACTGCTGCTATTGCTACTGTGGCTGCAACTACTCCTATTATTATAAATTTAATAAAACCATTAGTTAAACAAGTAATTAAAAAACTTACTTCAAAGAATGAGAGTGAGGGATCACCTGACCGGGAGGAACAGTAACTGCAATACCTTCGCATATCGTTGCAAACTTTCCTGTAAATTGTACTCCTAATTTAGCTTGTTCACCACATACTTTTAGCCGAAACAGAGCGACCTCTAACTCAGTTTTTTTATACAATAATTCCTGATTTTTTATATTTATTTCTGTTGCCTTATGACATAACGCAGGTGCTTTGCCTAACGGAATACTGAACTGTGCTGAGATACCGTAATTTAAATTGTAGTTATCTTTTTCAAACCTTGGTGTTTCTTGTACATATTTAATAGCACCTGTATCCTCGTTGTAAATATTTTGTTTAGTCACAGTTTCTATAGGTCGATTAAATGACCATGAGTCTGTTAAAAATGGTGTGATGGTAAGGCTAGGTGAACTACAAACAATACCCTGCGACATTCTAAATTGCGGATTAGATTGCGGAGCTATCATGGTGGCATTGTTATTTACCGTTCCCTGTGCGTTGCTAGATGGGCTTGCTACGGTTGTATTAGCTAAAACCTTAGTTGGACATAGACAAAGTAAAACTACTGCCCAAACGTGGTTTCTACGGTAGTTGTAGTTGTTGTGTTTATTGTGCGATTTATTGTTGTTATTGTGTCTAGGCCGGGAGAAATTATAGATTCGACTAAGCTGAAAGGTTGACCTGCGTTTACTATTTTCCATCTAGGCACACCTTCCAACGTAGGACTTGTATATGAAAAGTTAATCCCATTAACTGTTTGTTCAGCTTCTGCTGTAGGTATTGAATTAATATAGCCATTAACATCTGCACTTTCTATGTTCGTGCCTGATACGCTCAGAGAATATCCTGTACGGAACTGATGAGATACCACCGATTCTGTTATTACACTTTGGGTCTGGGAATTTGTACTTGAACTGCCTGTACGGAAGGTGGGAACTACTGGATTTGCAAGGGTTTTGACAGGAAATAATATTATTAATAGCAGCCAAAGTTTAGTCAATGGTAATGGTTACTGTTGTCGAACCTATGCAACTAGAGCCTGATCCAAATGCACCACTACAAGTATGTACACCACTAGATAAACTTGTCATCGCTCCAGATCCTAATGTGCCACCACTCCCTATTGTTGTCTGTCCACCAAGATGAGGTAATGCTGCTATGCCTGATGATGGAGTGATTGCACTAGGTTGAGAATCGCCCATTGTTACTGCTTCCGTCAGCGAAAATGCACTCCCTGCTGTGGTGATTGATTTATCAGTTTGTATCATGGCAGGTACGCCACTATTTAAAGTGGCAAGATTAATTCCACCAATTTTTCCTGATGTTGTAGTGTCTCCTACAGTTACAGATGGAGTTATGTTATTACCTGATATTGAATATGTCGTGCCTAATTTATTCGTAACAGAGTACGGCATATCTACCGTGATCTGGGCAGATGTTGTAAATTTTTGCGTTATGTCTGCTAGTGCAACAGAAGGACTGAACAATAGCAGTAGTGCAAATAGTTTTTTCATTGTGTGCCTACCTTTGTGTCATTTACTTTAGCAGCGTTTGCAGTTTTCTTTTTGTTAACGGAGATACCGTAGCTACCTAAAACTCCACTTGTGAGTCCGGCTAAAAAAGCACCATCATTACGGATCTTGTCCATGTATCCAAGAGTCATCATCGCAAGCGACCAACAAAGAATCATAAATCGAACAGCATGACCAAAGATTTCTCCCCAATCCGTGCCTTCTTTTTCTTCTTGTTCCTCTGCCATAATTAGGATTTATTAGTCATACTATACATAATTACCTATTTACGCAAATGCCTGAGATATATGGTGCATTAGTGGGAGCAGCAGCTACAGCTTTAGTTATGGTTAT